CTTTACCAATGATCTTGGCCTTAGTTGGGCCTTTGGCTGGGAACGTCTCAGTAATTGTTTCTGATTGGAAACGTACAACGGCTTCAGTAATCATAGGGTGAAACACGCCACACGCACCTGCCCACGGCTCTGTGCGCTCGTCGTACTTCAAACCTAAGAGCGTCAAGCCTTCTTTATAGGTGTCTTCCCAATCTTTGCGTGAAGACAAATCGTTACGCACGTCATCTAAAATTTCGCCTACGAGCGACTGCAACTCGCTTTCTTCCATTTCTTCTGCAAGGTTAGCGTTAAAGTCTTCTTCCTCTTCTTCGCCCGGCTCGATCTCAATTTCTAAATCGCCAGCTTTAATACGTACGGCCTCTGGGTCTTCAATCTCGATCTCTATGCCATCTTCTTCTGCGTCGGCTGGCATGCCCAAGGGGGCAGCGTACAGTGCTTTATCTATCGACATGATGCGTCCTTAATAGTATGCGTGTGTCTTGCGTTTAAAAAATTGCGGTTCATCCTCGTAGTCGCTCGGCAGACTAATGAAGCCGCCTTGGCGATAGCGCAGCAGCGCTTGGGACACCGTATCAACATAGTCGTCATGCTCCCCCACAGGGAAGGCTGCGACCTCTTCAATCACTTCTCGTGCCCATCGTGTATCTGGAGCCCACACTTTGCCACTGTGGAAGAAATCAGCGACAGCGTTAAGACGGGCGGTTTTATCGGTACTACCTTTAACTCGGCCTCGGCTGGGGGTGAACTCATCGACGGGGATGCCCATTGCTCTGAGTTCTTGGATAAGTGGTGCGCCTGCTGCCTTTTTCTCCACAATGAACGCATCTGGCTCCCACTCTTTGTAATGTTTCAAGGCAGTTGCCTTTAATTCAGGGAACTGCATCCGGTCTTTGAACGCATCCAACAGTATTAAGTTAGGTGCGCCGTTGTCCTCGTCGTTATACCAGACGCCCCATGTAGTACAAGCGCTATAGTCGGCTGATGTTTTGGATTCATGCGCCGTATCCCAGCTCTGAATGATGTAACTACACTCTGGCGGCTCATCTTCTTCCCAAATCTTCCACGAACCGCGCCCAATAATGGCTGACACGTCCGATGTGGGGTTCTGCATGTACTGCGCGTTCCAAAACCGTGGGTCTAAGTTGGCTTTTTTGGACTTCAACATCTCCAACGGCCATTGTTCAGGCCACAACGACTTTTCTTCCGGCGTTCCCTCGTTAAATATGGCAGGCAACTCCACAATTTCCCACGTATCCGCGTCAGGGTTTTTTATCTGGTAGTCAATTAAACGTCCGGTCAGGTCAACCAAGCTCCAACGCGTCATGATTACAATAATTCTGCCGTCTGGCATCAGACGTTGCAGCGGACCTTGCTGAAACCACGCCCATGCGGCATCAAATGAGCCGCGGCTGTTGGCTTTCATGTCCTGTTCTGAGTGCGGGTCGTCAATTACAAACAAGTCCGCACCACGACCAGCCAACGCACCACCCACACCGGCTGCGTAGTACTGGCCTCCCGCGCTGGTTGACCATTTACCGGCTGCTTTTTGGTCGGCAGCCACTTTAGTTTTGGGAAAAATCTCTGCGTATTCCTCAGATTCGAGCAAATTTCGCACGCGACGACCAAAATCCTCAGACAGACCCGCGGTGTGCGTGCCCATGATGATTTTTTTCTCGGGGTATTTGCCAAGGAAGTAGGCGGGGAACAGGTAGGAGGAGAACTCTGACTTACCCATACGCGGCGCGATGTTGATAATCACGCGTTTTTTCTTGCCATCAATCACGTCTTGGAAGATTTTGGCAAGTTTTCTGTGATGGGGGCCAATCTTAAAGCCCGGATAAACCTGTGTCGCAAACCCAAGTACTGAATCTTGAGCAGCTTTCTTACCCGCACGATTCGCCCTCTCCTCAAGATCAGACAGCAGTTCTGCTTTCTCCTGCGCTGAGAGCGTAGGTAGTATCTTGTTGAGCGCTGCAATTTCATGCTGGTTCAGGTTCATCGTCGGCCTTTGGTATTTCCTCTACGTATGTCACGTCAGTTATATCCACGATCTTCGCCATGCGTTCTAGCTTTTCTTTAATGCGACTATCTAGCTCAGAGTCTGACAGGTCAGTCTTTTTAACTTCTATCCGGTCAGTAAATAACGCCACCTCTGTTACTTTACCCAGCAGTTCAAGCGCACGTAGGCGTATCTTGGCATCAGGATGTTTTGTTTCCTCCACCAACTGCGCCACCGCATAGCCCCTGATTTCTTTAGCCTGTTCAACAAAGTGCCAGTCGTAGGCAGTTAACATTCCAACAAGATGCTTTACCGCTTCTGGCGTGGTCACTTTTGTTAACGCCGTTTTCTTAGCTTTGGGGTCTTGGTCTTGGGTTAGCACAGCGAATGCTTGTCTGGCGCTGTCTTCCTGAATTTGGTCCGTTATGTCCTCGTCGGATACCGCGCCCAGTTCTTCAAGCCATTTAGCCGTTTCAACTTGTGCGTCCATCAGTTGTTCAGGGCTTGCTTTTGAGACAGGCGTAGCCACCGGCGTGTCGAGAACGTCGGGAGTAAAAACAGTTTCATCTAATAAATGCTCTAGCATAGGCGCTGACCATTGCAGTCACGTTGGGCGGAGTATATACTCAGTTCTGCGGTTGTGTAAATTTTTACATGATTGCTGTCTCCGTGGTTGGAGATTTTTCTTTCCGCTTAGGCGGAGAGATCTCGCTTAGGGCAACGGCCCTTTCAGGCCCCTACTTCGGTGGGGGCTTTTTTTATTGTGGCATGTCTAATATTAGACAGATTCCTATTTGATTTTTTATAGAAATTTTTATGTTATTGAATTTGAAACAAAAGTGAGATTGCGTGTGGGGAATAGTGTTCTACGCCCAAGCCAGACCGCTGCTGTAGTTGCTTGGGTAGGGGGATGGTGGGGTCAGAATGTTGTCAATTTGATTGATGCGAGGGCATTTCGCAACTATATGAGGGATACAGTTTCTCTCACTCAGTTACAGCATGTAACCGAGTTCAATGCAGCATATCTAGGAGAACTACCATGAAACTGAAACTACACAATGCACCAATGGCTGATGCAGCTATCGCTATCTTCAAGAAGTTAGACAACGTGACGTTTGATCTATCAATCGAGTTGCAACAGTTGGGCATCGGTTGTCGTGCCGATGCCATGCCGTTTGCGGCAATGGCAGCAGAGCAAGTCTATACCGGCGCGGCATTGAAGAAATCACAACGCGGTTATGTGATCGATGAAGACGGTGAGAAATATGGCTTTGATCGCACGACAGCAGCAGGCAACAACGCCTACATGGCTTTGTATCGTTGGCTTGATGCGATCTACGCTGTACCGAAAGCCAACGCGAAGCATGACGAATCAAAGCAAGCCAAGTTTGATGCTGCCAAGTTAGCCAAGCAGTTGAAATCGAAGTACTCGAAAGCGCAACTTGCCAAGCTCATCGCTGAGTTGGCTTAACTCAGTTACACAACGTAACCGAGTTTCAATCAAACCGCGCAGGGAATCACCCCTCTGCGCGGAATCCAATCCTTGTCTAATAAGGTAACCCAATGGACGAAGAATCCAAAGCCAAGCTAAAAGCGTTTCGGCGTATCGTCGTTAAAGACGCCGCTGATGCTCAACTTGCTTGCATCGAATCAATACTCAACCGGACGTTGGAAAGCGATATGCCCGATGAAATGAAAGCCGAGTTCATCGACATACTCAATCAAGAATTCGCCAACGTCCATGCCAACCTAGCCATTACCCACGCAACAATCTAAGGAGAATCACCATGTCTGAACTACGCAAGCAATACCTATTCGATATCATCGGCGCTGTACTAGCTGGTGCATTACTAACTGAAGCACTACTAAACCTTGTACCTGCGGGTATGTGGCTGTACCTGATTTACCTCGTAATGGGAACCGTCATCATCACCAACAAACTTAACCGCATCATAAGGGGCTAATCATGTCTGAAAAATTAGAAGACAAACTAGCAACGCTAGTATCACTAGCCTTTGACGCACACCAACAAGCAGCAAAACTTGGCGTTGATTATGAAACCGTGAGGTACATATTCGAGGCATACGACTTGCTGATTGCAGCAGCACTTGACCATTGTGGCAACAAACGTACATTCAACTAAGGAGAACTACCATGCACAACGATCAACTCAAGCAAGCACTACTGCGCGTAGGCTTTAAAGCACAGAAGGAAACTCAGTTACAACGTGTAACCGAGTCAGACAGCAAGCCTACATGGGAGACAATCACGCAAGCAGAGCGTGACTTCTACGCTGACGCGTTAAAATCTGACGCGTCATACCGTAACTAGGCGTGTCCAGATTGTTAGATGTTTTTCAGCGCAAGTGGACAAAGGTAAAACCCTTTATCTATCTATCTTTTAAAAGATATTTATATATATATGTCCACTTGTCTATCACCTTGCCTATACAAGCCGACCCATTTAGAATGTTAAGTGATTGTAAGGAAGCGAAACAAACTCACAACAATCACCAACATTCTCGCTAGGCCTTTAGTGTTCCTGAAACAATGGACATCTGGACAAAAAACAGCAGATGCCGCGCCAACACTAGCGTATAGCGTGGATAGTTGCGCTGAACTATCTTCAACTAACTGGACACAAACCGGAGAACACACATGAAAGCTACTACATCTAGTAAGAAAAGCAGAGGTAAGACGCACTACATTCAAATGACACGTAAAGAATTAGTGAATCGTTTGACTGCGCGTGGACTACCGCCGCCGCTGATTGCAGAGATAGCAGGTATCGTGCAAACCAAACGCAAGGCACAACACGCCGCCAAGCGTGAGCGCAAAAAGTATTACGCCGCATGGCAGGAAGTAATCAAGCCGCTATTAAAAGAGCAAGCAAGCGTAGCCGCACGACTAACAAGGATGCGCAGAGCTAACGACACAGATCAACTATCTGTCTATGAACCGTATGCTAGTGCGCTCAGTAAATGCTTGGGGTTATTACGCACGTACCAGAAGGCAGGTACTCGCACGCCGCAGGAAGAACACGCGTTTAGAAATAACGTGTCAGATGATACGCGTGAGATACCGTTGGGTACAGCATGGGTTGACTGGACACCCACGCACATACAGACAGCGTTGAAGGAAGCGCACATCAAGTTACAGAAACCACACACTCGCACATTGATGCCGCTGTTCAGGCGTGACGAGGACATCAAGCGCGGCTACATAAAACAACACAACACCGTCCTAGCCAAATGGCAGGACGAACTAAACAAGCTACGCGATGCTATCGACAATGCGCCGGACGGCACACGCGACTACGAGCAGAGGCAAGCTGCCCTCTTGGACATTGCCATTGAGAAAGCACGCGCCATCCCGCTGACTAAGCGCATACACGCGTCATGGAATAAGTACGTGACCGCAAAGGACAGGGAAGAAGTATTCAGAGAGGCGCATCCCTCGTGGCGCTCGCGGGTGTCAGCGCTCCCCGCTGACGAAACGCCGGTGGATTGGGAGTAAAGAGTTTTGTTTTGACAGGTTATTTTTTAACGTGTAGTATCTCAGTTACATGGTGTAACTGAGCTTTTATAGAGGTGAACCATGCAGTTAGAACTACAACTAAACAAACCAACGGCAGCCGAAACGCTGATTGCCAAGTTTAAAGCCCAGCACGACCTAACGCTGTGGCGTATCGAGCAGGAGAATAAGTTACTAAAAGAAGTGGAGGCGAAGCTAGTCTTGCTGAACCAAAAGCTCGAGCAACAAGAGTATTACCTGAAGCACCATAACGCAGCATAACCAACCACACTTAAGGAGAAGCATCATGTCTATGTCAACTGACTTTTTCACTAAGCCTCAACCCATCCTGCCACGCATGGATGGCAGCAACTATATCCCTCGCTTGGAACACGCGGTGCTTGTCGTTATGACCATTACCTATAGGTTCATGAACACGCACAACTCCCCCAGCAAATACATCCACGTCTACGACGAACCAACCCGCATCGAGGCGCGTCACAGACTGGAGTCGTTCTTCAGCGCAGTACACAAGATGGCTGAGCGTGGCGACTTCGCGGACGTATCCGCAGCGCGCCGCTTCGTAGACAACACGCTGTATGCCATCGTTGCCAAGATCAGAGGCGTGATCTTTGATCTGCGGTATGACGACAGCGAGGGGCAACGCCTCGGGCTGGACATGGGCAAGATACTGCGTGCGCTCATATCCCAACGGCTTGAGACTATCGCAGACGAGACAGGCTACGGCTTGCTTGCGCTGACATGGCATCTTGCATACGGCGACATGAGCAACAACACAAGCCTCTCACGCAGCAGCCGCAGTATGTTAGCCAACGCCGTACATGGTCACGCAGATAACGACCGCGATGAAGTCGAGGAGCTACTGCAAACCAACGGCTTTCATTCATGCTCTGACTGCTATGACTGGACGCATGAGGACAACTTGCAAACACCGTACAACTGCGACAACGATAACGTGTGCAACTCATGTATCGAGAACAACTACCGCTACTCAGATCATTACGGGCAGTATGTTTACAACGACAGCGGTCGTTGGGCGTTGGATGCAGACGGTGACGAGGTGTTCATTCATGAGGATGACGATAACTTCTCTTGGGATGATGACGAAGACCAGTACATTCACTACAACTACAGCGGCAGAAAGCCACAGTTACTCGGCAGCTATCACAATCGTGCGCGTGTAGGTAAGCAACCCTTTCTTCATTCAGTATGGACACAACGCAACGACCGCTTCATGGGTGTAGAGCTTGAGGTCGAGGTCAAGGATGGCAGCATCGACGACCATGTGGAAACATTGAACGCCAAGCTCAACGATGGCGAGGTAGGCAAGCGTGTGTACTTCGAGGCTGATGGGTCACTCACGCATGGCTTTGAGATCATCACTAATCCGATGGGCTTGGACGGTCACTATGAGTTGTGGTCTGCGCTACAAGATCGTGACTTGACGCGTGGTATGCGCTCACACGATACGTCAACGTGTGGTCTACATGTGCATGTCAGTCGTAAGAATATGCACACCATGCAGCTTAACAAGATGAATGTCTTCTTGAACCATCCTGACAACCAAGAGCTAATCAAAGCAGTAGCGCGTAGGTATGACGTCAACTATGCACGCATAGCACAGAAGAAGTTATCCAACGCACACAAGTATGACATCGAACGCCGCGATGCACTCAACATTACCAACGACAGGACTGTCGAGTTTCGTATCTTCAAAGGCACGCTTGTACACGACACGTTGTTGTCTGCTATCGAGTTTGCCAACGCAGTCGTTAACTTCACCATGCCAGCATCATCGGCAGGGTTTCATCTATCAACACAACGCTTCATTGACTTCATTGATTCACCGTCACAACGCAGCGAGACCAAGCACTTACGTAAGCATCTCAAACAAACCAGCATCATGTCGTAATCCAACCACAACTAAGGAGAAATAACTATGTGTATTCTTATCCATCATCCAGCAAACGTATCATTCAGCGACGAGTTACTCAACGACTTCTACGCACACAACTCTGACGGCTTCGGTGCTATGTACTCAGAGGGTGGCAAGCTCGTAGTCGTTAAGACACTAGGCAAGCCGCAAGAAATCAATGCGCTATACAAAGACGCATTGAAGGGACGTGAGTGCATCATTCACTACCGTATGAAAACGCATGGCGACATCGACATGGACAACTGTCATC